CTGGGCAGGTCCTCGAGGGCGTCCGCGAGCAGGCGTTCCGGTACGTGCCGGACCAGTACCTCGACGCCGCGGTGGCCGGGGCGAAGACCAAGCAGTCCGGCGACACGATCGCGTGGACTCCGCACGGGCCCGACGTCGACATCAGTCCGCTCGTCGCCATGTCCCTGGCCCGCTGGGCGTACGTCGCCCGCAGCTTCCTGCTCGCTGAGCGGCAGTACGACCCCCTGGACTCGATCTTCTGACCTCCCTGGAAGGGGGCCGCCGCATGCGTAACCCCTTCCGTCGCTGGGGCTGGACGCGCCGCGGTGCGGGCGCGCCCGAGCAGCGTGACATCGGGGTCGGCGATGTGTCGTGGCCGGTGGATGACCTTGCGTCCCCGTCCGCGCTGTCGGTGCCCGGTGCGATGCGCCTCAGCCCGGTCTTCGCCGCGGGCCGTCTGCTGGCGTCGTCGGTGTCGTCGCTGCCGATCCACCAGTACCGGCGCGTCGGCGGCCTGACGACGCATCTGCCGCTCGCCCACCTGTTCCAGAAGCCCGCCGCGCAGGGAACGATCGACGACTGGCTGGTGCGGGCGATGCTGTCGCTCGTCTACCGCGGCAACGCCGTCGGCGTCGTCACGGAGCGGGACTGGCTGGAGTTCCCGACGAAGATCGAGTGGCTGAACCCGTCCGACGTGTTCGTGCAGGACACCAACGCGATCGGCACCCGGGGCAGCGCCACGGACCCGGTCTGGTCGTACCTGGGCGTCGAGCTGCCGTCCGAAGACGTCGTACACATCCCCTGGATGACGCTCCCGGGCCGCGTGTGGGGCCTGTCTCCGATCGCCGCCTACGCGGTCACGGTGTCGACAGGCCTGGCCGCGCAGAAGTTCGTCGACGACTACTTCCGCGCCGGCGGGCAGCCCCCGGGCCGCTTCAAGAACACGATGCAGACGATCGACCAGGGGCAGGCGTCGGTCATCAAGCGCCGCGTCGTGCAGGCGATCCGGTCGCACGAGCCGATCGTGTACGGCAAGGACTGGGACTACGAGCCGATCACAATCTCGGTGGCCGAGGCGCAGTTCTGCGAGACGCAGCGGCTGACGGCAACGCAGATCGCGGCGATCTACGGCATCCCGCCAGAGAAGATCGGCGGCGAGACCGGCGGCTCCTACTCCTACAGTTCGCCGGAGCAGCGGCAGATCGAACTCGTGCAGGACGCGCTGCTGCCGTACCTGACGCGGCTACAGAACCACCTCTCCGAGTGCCTGCCCCGCGGCCAGTTCATCAAGTTCGACGCCGACGCCCTGATCCGCGTGGACCTCGCCGGGCGCATGGACGCCTACGAAAAGGGCCGCCTGATCGGCATGTGGAACATCGACGAGATCCGGGCGAAGGAAGACGAAGCCCCGCTGCCGGACGGCAAGGGCCAGGACTGGACACCGCTGCCGATTCAGGCCGGATCCAACATCACCGTCCCGCAGATCCGCTCGCGCCGGGAGGACCCCGGGCTGCATCTCATCAAGACCCCGAGGGGGAATCATGGCTGATCGCCGCGACCTGATCGACGTGCCCGAGCGGCGCGCGATCCAGGTGAACGGCGGCCTGGAGCTGCGGGCCGACGGCACCAAGCTGACCCTCACCGGCTACGCGAGCGTGTTCGAGTCGCCGTACGACGTCTACGGGGGCCCGCCCTACGGCTGGACCGAGATCGTCGACCGCAAGGCGTTCGACGTCACCCTCGCTGCGAAGCCCGACCTGCACCTGCTCATCAACCACGCGGGCATGCCGCTCGCCCGCACCAAGTCGGGCACGCTGCTGCTGGCCGCGGACACCAAGGGCCTGCACGTCGAGGCCGAACTGGACGCCGACGACCCGGACGTCCAGCGGCTGCTCACCAAGATGAAGCGCGGCGACATGGACGAAATGTCGTTCGGGTTCCGGGTGAAGCGGCAGGAGTGGAACGAGGACTACACCGAACGCCGTCTGCTGGAGGTCTCCCTCCACAAGGGCGACGTGTCGGTGGTGAACTTCGGTGCGAACCCGGCGACTTCCGCAGAGATCAACAGTGCGGCCGGTGCGCTGGAGATCCTCGCCGCCCTCGACCCCGACGCCGCGATGGCTGAGCTGCGCTCCGAAGGCGTGGACCTCGAACGTCTCACCCGGGCGCGGGACGCCGTGGTCGCCCTGCACCGGCAGATGAGGCCGCGGCCGAAGGCGCCCGGCCGTCTGTCCCTGGCTGAGGCCCGTGCCATCGAGGGCGGCGACGTCGCCGTGAAACTGTCCGCGCAGATCCCCGCCCACGGCACGGCAGTCTCCAACGAGCCGGGCTTCGACCGGCGGAGCGCCGCAGCCGGCGGGGCGGGCAACCAGGTGGTGCTCCGCTACGTGCACGCCTGGGTCGACCCCGACGGTGACCCCGAATCCGCGGACTCCTACCGCTTCCCGCACCACGAGCCGCGCATCGGCTCCCCGGCGAACCTCGGAGCTGTCCGACACGCGCTGTCCCTGCTGCCGCAGGCCGACATGCCGCCGGAGGCGAAGGCCGCCGTCGAGACGCACCTGCGCCGCCACCTCGAAGACGCCGGCTGACCCGCGTCTTCCCTCTGAGTTTCCCGCGATCCGTCACGGACCGCGGCCGCTGTCGCCCGCCTGGCACTGGCGCTCGACGGCTCATCACGGCCTGGCACTGGCCGCCGTCATGATCCGTAACGCCAGAAAGGGCAACTCGTCATGTCCGACGAGCGTTTCCGGCGGCTGGTCGCACGACGCGAGCAGACCGCCCGCGAGCGCGAGGAAATCCTCGCCAAGCGCACGGCCATCACCGACCTCGCTGAGGAGGAGGCCCGCGAGGACCTCCTCCCCGAAGAGGACTCCGAGTTCCGCGAGCTGACCGCGCAGGTCAAGGCCAAGGACGAAGAGCTGCGGGCGCTGGACGAGCGCATCGCCGAGCTGTCCGAGGAGGCCGAGCGCGAGCGCACCGTCACCGCCGGCGCCGCCGCGGTGAAGCGCGCCAAGGCCCGCGTGGAGACCGTCCACGAGTCCCGGACCTACGAGCGGGGCAACGGCCGTTCGTACCTCCAGGACCTGGCGCGCGTCCAGCTCAACATGGACGGCGACGGGACAGCCCGTGAGCGTCTGGTGCGCCACGCCCAGGAGGTCGAAACCGACCGAGAGTTCCGCGACCTCAACCGCACGGACGGCACTGGTGGCTACTTCGTGCCGCCGCTGTGGCTGATGTCGCAGTTCGTCGAGCTCGCGCGGGCAGGCCGGGCGTATGCGAACGTCGTCACCTCGCAGCCGCTGCCGCCCGGCACGGACAGCATCAACATCCCGAAGGTGGCCACCGGCACCGCCACGGGCGTGCAGACCGCGGACAACGCGGCCGTGCAGGAGACGGACCTGACGGATGACTTCGTCACCGCTCCGGTCCGGACGATCGCCGGTCAGCAGGACGTTGCGATCCAGCTCCTGGACCAGAGCCCCGTCTCCTTCGACGAGGTCATCTTCCGGGACCTGGTGGCCGACTACGCCACCAAGCTGGACCTTCAGGTCATCTCCGGATCGGGCGCTGCCGGGCAGGTCACGGGCGTCCGCACCACGCCCAACATCATCACCATCGCCGCAGCGACGGCGACGGTCGCCTCGATCTACTCGAAGATCGCGGACGCGGTGCAGCGCGTGCACACGCAGCGCTTCATGCCGCCGACCGTCATCGTGATGCACCCGCGCCGGTGGGCGTGGTTCCTCGCGGCGACGGACACCAACGGCCGGCCCTTGGTGGTGCCGGACGCGGGCAACCCGCAGAACGCGATCGCCACGCTCGGCGCGGTGGCTGCGGAGCAGGTCGTGGGGCAGATGCACGGCCTGCCGGTCGTCACCGACCCGTCGCTGCCGACCACCCTCGGCGGTGGCACCGAGGACGTCATCCACATCCTCCGGGCGAGCGACCTGCTGCTGTTCGAGTCGGGCATCCGCTCTCGCGTGCTGCCCGACGTCGGCTCCGGCAACCTCACGGTCCGGCTCCAGGTGTACGGCTACCTGGCCTTCACCGCGGGTCGCTACCCGAAGTCGATCGTGGAAATCGGCGGCTCGGGCCTGGTGGCACCGACGTTCTGATCCACAGACCGGAGGCCCCCGTCTCTCCCCGGAGCGGGGGCCTCCACCTATCCGGGGAGACACCTTGAAGATCCTGTGGCACTCGAATGCGCCCTGGGTTCCGACCGGTTACGGGCAGCAGACCGCGCTGTTCGCGCCGCGTCTGGCCGCCATGGGGCACGACGTCGTGGTGTCCGCCTACTACGGCCTCCAGGGCGCCGCGCTGACGTGGAACGGGCTGCGCGTGTGGCCGGGCGGGGAGGACCCGCACGGCAACGACACCATCGGCCCCTATGCGCGGGAGCATCTCGCCGGGGGCGGCCTCATCCTCACCCTGCTCGACCTATGGGTGATGATGAAGACCATCGGTATGCGAGGCCATCGGGTTGCCTCGTGGGTGCCCGTCGACCACGACCCGCTGCCTCCGCAGACTGCGGTGGCGCTCGCCCACCACCAGGCCCGGCCCATCGCCATGTCCCGGTTCGGGCAACGAGTCCTGCGCGACGGCGGCTTCGACCCGCTGTTCGTGCCGCACGGCATCGACACCAGCGTGTTCCGCCCCTTGGATCGCACCGAGGTGCGGCGCGCCCTGGGGATCCCCGAGGACGCGTTCGTGGTCGGCATGGTCGCGGCCAACAAGGGCACCGCGCCGCCGCGGAAGGCGTTCCCGCAGGCGCTCGCCGCCTTCGACGTGTTCCGCCGCAGGCATCCCGAGGCGCTGCTGTACCTGCACACCGAGCTGCTCGGCGGGCCCACACACGTCGGCATGGACCTGCTGAACTACATGGACCAGATCGGGCTGCCGCCGCAGGCCGTGCGCACCGTGGACCAGCAGGCATACGCCCGGGGGCTGCCGCCCGAGCATGTGGCCGCCGCCTACTCGGCGATGGACGTACTGCTGAACCCTTCATTCTGCGAGGGCTTCGGCATCCCGATCGTCGAAGCGCAGGCATGCGGCACGCCCGTCATCGTCAACGGCTTCAGCTCGATGCCGGAGCTGGTCGGCGCCGGCTGGACGTGCGACGGCGAGCGGAACTGGAACGAGCTGATGCAGTCCTGGTTCCAGGCTCCTGACGTCGGCTCCATCGTCGACTGCCTGGAGAGCGCGCACGCCTCGGCCGGGGACGGACAGCTGCGTGAGCAGGCCCGCGAGTTCGCGCTCGGCTACGACGCCGACCGGGTGGCGGCCGAGTACTTCAAGCCCGCGCTGGAGCAGTTGGAAGGAACGTCGTGAGCCCCACCGTCACCGGGCCAGCGCCGGGCGATCCGGAAGCGATCCAGCGGATCCTGTTCGGGTTCCGTGGGGCCCTCGCCTTCGATGTCGGGGGGAACTGGGGCGTCGTCGCCCGGCGGCTCGCCGCCAACTTCACCCGTGTCATCTCCTTCGAACCGGCCGCCGAGTCGTACGGGATTCTCGTCGACGCTGCGAACGACACCCCGGGGCTGGAAGCTGTCCAGCTTGCGCTCAGCGACCGCGACGGGGAAGTCGTACTGGCCGCCCAGGAGAACAGCATCCGCACCGGGCAGCTCACCACCCCTGACCCGGACGGTGAGCCGGACAGCCTCACCGAAAGCACCTGGGGCAGGGTCCTGGAACGCCGGTCCGTCCCCTGCGCGCGCTTGGACGACCTTGACGACAGGTATGGCACCCCCGACTTCATCAAGGTCGACGTGGAGGGACACGAAGTCGCCGTCATCCAGGGTGGTCTGACGCTGCTGGAGACGGCCAGGCCGCAGCTCTTCATCGAGGTCCACAGCGCAGGCCTCGGCGCCCAGCTCGGCACCCTGCTCCGGCGCATCTACGGGGAGCACCTGCACGTGGTGCGCCACCCGCACTACCCGGCGGGCAGCTGGGGCCATGACAACCACTACTACCTGATCGCCGGGCCCGCAGCGTCAGCCCTGGCCGCACCAAGGAGGCCGCTCGTGCCCGTTGGCCGAAGGAAGGAGACCGCCGTGCCCGCAGGCAAGCGCGACATCGAGGCGGACTACCGCAACGCGTACATCGACGAGTACGAGGCATACAGGACGGCCGGACGCGACGAGGAAGCCGACCGCGTCGCGCACATCCTCCGCGACCAGTACGGCCACGACGTCGACGCTGCCGACGTGGCGGCGGAACCGGACAGCCCCGTGGAGCGGCCGGAGGCGAACGCCCCGGAGACGACGGCCGTCGCACCGCCGCCCGAGGCCGCCGTCGAGCCGAAGCCTGCGGCGAAGAAGGCCGTGGCGCGCAAGACGGCCGCGAACAAGCCCGCGCCGAAGGCGTAGCCGATGCCCGGGTTCGGCATGCTCACCGACACCTTCGACGACGGCGTCCGCGACCCTGTGCTGTGGTCGGGGTCGTACGGCGACGTCGAGGAGGCCGGCGGCCGCGCCCGGGTGCCGTGCACGACCGCGTTCTCCGCCTACCAGTCCGCCGCCGTCTACACCCTGACGGGTTCACAGGTTGCCTGCCGCGTCTACCCGCCCGCCGCCGGGGGCGCCGCGGGGGAGGCGCTGGCCGAGCTGCTCGTCATCACCGCGGTGGGCGGCACGGACGGCGGGTTCAGCCTCAACAGGGTCACGGGCCTGCTGAAGCTGATCTCTCGCACCGGGTACGCCGACGCGAACGAAGTCGTCCTCACCTACGACCCGGTGGCGCATGCGTGGCTGCGGCTGCGGGAGGCGTCCGGGCTGCTGCTGTGGGAGACCTCCCCGGACGGCGGGACCTGGACGGCCCGCCGCACCGCACCGGCCGCCGCCTGGACGGCCGACACCAACCTGTCCGTCATCCTCGCCGGGCACCGCGACAGCGGCAGCGGCGACTTCGCGGAGTTCGACAACTTCAACCTGCTGCGCCGCGCGCGCCTGACGTCAGCCTCCCCGGCCGGGGCCGCCCTGGCGCCGCTGGAGCGGAGCGCACCGGCCATGAGCGGGAGCCCGGCGTGAGCTACGACCTCGGGGACGTCGTCCCGCTCGGTGTCACCGTCACCGACGCCGGAGGCACGCTCGTCAACGCGGGCGCCATGGCGCTGACCATCACTCAGCCCGATGACACCACCGTCACGGTCAGCCCCGTGACCCCGGTCAGCTCGGGCACGTACGCGTACGACTTCCTGACGTTGCAGGCCGGACGCCACCTGGTGCGCTGGCTGGCCACCGGCGCCAACGCCAATGCGTACACCGACGTCTTCGATGCGGCCGCCGCGGAGCCGGTCGCCATCGTGTCGCTGGCCCGCACCAAACGGCAGCTCGGCATCGACGAGTCGGACCAGACCCACGACGAAGAGCTGCGCGGCTTCATCCTGTCTCTTATACACATC